GAGCAGATCGAAAATCCAATCTATACGCTGCGTGACAGCAATCCTTGCTGCGGCGACTCGAAGATATTGACCCGCGTCCAGAACATCGGCGCACAAGGATGCGACATATCGCCGGAAACGATCACGATCTCCCGTGGTGGCGATTTTTTTGGGGGCGAAGTACAGCGGCGGACGAACATCCGCTCAGGATGTCCACGTACGACCAAACGTGCAGCTTGCGACTGTCAGGATAACGTGATCGACTATCGCAACGCGAGAATCGCAAAATGCGTGGACATAACGACCCCCGGTTGCGAGGACTACGGCGACGACGTGAAAACACGATTTCCTAGGAATCAGCTCAGTTGTCCGTCTTGCGAGCGTAATTCGTCGTGTGAACCATTTTTGCCAGAATTCGTCGACGTGCCGTGTTCTTACGAGGCGTTGTTTGGGTCTGGCATCGGCGGCCAGACTCCATGTGACATCATTTATGAAAACACTGAAATTGCGGCTGGTGTGGTGACGTTGCGTCAAAAATGTCGGTTTACGAATCCGTGCGAATGGGTGGCAGTCGGGCCAACAGGCAACGTAATTGACGGCGTTGTCGGCAAGAATCCAGCATCCGCGATCTGTAGTGATGACGTGGCGTGCAGCAGCAATTGTACCTGGGAAAGAATCAAAGTCAGTTCCGACGCTGGGGCCGGCACCGTGCTGCAAGTTTACGGCATATCGTGGCGTCTGAACGTCGTCGGCAATTTAACGTTTCTTGAATACGATCATCCGTCATTTGGCATGCTGACATATCGCGTAGACGAAATGGAGCCGTTCCTCTGCGACAACGTCAACACGCTACATCTAGAGGCTCAAGGCGACCTGCCGGACGGCGTAATGCCTGAGTCTATCTGCGTGCGACCGCGATACTCAGGCTGCGGCGGCGACTTAAGATACGACATCAAATCGGAAGCCTACGCAGAAGTCGAGGATCAGATTGCCTGCTGTGATCCGGCGTGCGGCACGATGGACGGCAGCATGGCGGTGATTTGCTGCAATCAGCTTGACTCGTGCGAGGCGGTCGCTACGGCTCAGACAGTGTTACTCGGCATCGAGAATCCGGCAGGGCCATCATATCTATCCTCATGCACACTGCACGGCGTGCAGTGGACAGCGGTGCTGTACTGTGATGGGACTCGGTGGCTGTCTGATTGGTATTGCGGCAACCCTCGGCAATTTATTGTCACCAACAGGCATACACACACATGCTGTCCGCTGGTGCTGTCTTACGAGCCGTTGCCGGAAAACTTTAACGGCGTGACATGCTGTCCGCAGGCCGATTGCACGTGCAATCTGAGGGACGACGTCACGCTGACATTCACGATCGTCGAGCCGGGCGCTACCACTGCAAGTAACTGTGGGCCTAATCCGGCGGACTGCTCTGACGCCGGATTCGACGCGCCGATATCGATTGTGCTGACCCGCACAGGGCCATCGGCTACATACGTTGGAGAGGCTTGTTTTTTGGGCGGGCTGCCGTTTGAATTCGAGCTGACCTGCGGCCATGACGGTGTCAATGACACGGACGCACCTGTCGGCGATTACCAGTTGTTGATATTTCCTCCACCGGCTTTCTCGACGTGCCTGGACACGCCTGAATTGCGTTATTCTGAGATGCGGCAAAACAAAGTATCGGCACCGGCAATTCTGCTTGAATTTGACGACTACTTTTGCGGCAACAATCACGCAGACGTAGACTGCCAGGTGTTTACTGACATCACGATCACGGGGTGACTCATGCAAGATTATTCGGCGTTACCGGATCCGCTACGGTCGATCTGTGACGGCACGAGGCCGATGACAGCCGAAAAACTTGTCATATTTCGCGCCGAGTGTGATCGGCGTCTGGGGCTGACTCAGTACGCAGTCGAGCATCACGGGCCAGCGGCACCGAGTAAGCCTCGCACACTGACACCAGCGACACCAGCGACACCCCCAGCACCGCTGCTTGGTGATGCGATCTCATCGGCGTTGTCTGCGATCGGGATCACGGAGGAGCGGGTCAGTGCCTGGCTAGGCAAGCCGTGCGGATGCGGGGCACGCAAAAAAAAGCTGAACGACCTGCACGCATGGTTCGCCGGTGATCGAACGACGGCACCGGTCGTCGAGTGATCAAATAAACACGCCATCGGGCACAATCTGCGATATCTGTTCGGTCATCTCTTCTGGCAACTGCCACAGGTTCAGCTTGCCTTTGCATTTAATCGGATGATCAAACTGGATTGGATCGGCAAGCACCCATCCAAAATTTGTGGAACCGTCGTCGGGTCTGTAATACCAGGGGGAGTCGCTGTCCTCGACGATGTCAACGAGCCGGACGATACCGCAGACGGCTGAGCAGTCGAGCGTCGAGAGGCTCGGCACAATTAGTCCGAGCGGATACACAGCACCGCGCCGAGGCTGGCCAGCCGCATGGATCGCCAGCCAGCCTCGATAGGATGTACGCCAGGTGCGGTTCTCGATGTTCTTGCCTGCGCAAAAGATTGCGTTGACCCAAGGTTGCTTGATGGTTAATGCTTTCATTTTCGTTCCTAAAAAAAAGAAACACCCGCTGCGAAGTTGCAGCGGGTTGTCGTGTCAGTGTCATTGCGACAAGAGATGCTCCGCATCCAAAAAGTCGTGATGCTCGTCGTTAGTCAGCGCCCGCTCATCGCCGCAGTCGGTTACGCGGATGACTCGATCAGAGTAGCCAGCGTGATTACGACAGCCAGACTGATCAGACAGCAGACATCGGACTGCGGCTGTCATCGTCCTGTGCTGGTGTCCGCAGCTGCCTCGCACCGATCCGCGTGTTGTGTAGGTTGTTGCCATTTTCGTGTCCCTTTTTGAGTTGTCGTTCGTTCGTTCGTTTGCGTTACGTCTCTTATTATATCGTCTTTTTCCAGCTCGTCAATAGATAATATCTAAATAAATAAATAATTAAATAAATAAATTTTGTCGATATTATCTATTGACAGCCGGAAAAAAGACGATATAATAAGAGACGTAATGACGAACAACAAACAAACGAACAAAGGAACAAAAATGGCAATCACTGTAACAGTTAACGTTGGGCTGGACTTCGGAACCTCTGGCAAAATGGTTACGGAAACAAAAGTTTTCGACTCAATCGTTGATTTCAACACTTATCAAAACCTGCTCAAGGAATTCGACGACTCGGCTTCGATCGTGTCTGTAGCCTGGGATTGCAAGTGATACACACGACAACAACCCGCTGGCAACTTCGCCAGCGGGCCAGAACGACGAGAACGAACACAAGGAACAGAACATGACTGAATGGTGCTTGTGCAATGATGAAGGAGTGGTCGAAGACGGGTTTTTTTCGCTCGCCGCTGCTCAGGCTGCGTTACAGGCTTCCGATCCAGACGACGAACTAGAGATCGACGATAGGGAGCTGTTCGACGAGGACGGAATTTCGATTGAGGACGAAGACGCATAATCAGGGAGGACATGCCATGTTGGTGCTATCACGTCGAGTCGATGAGTCTATACGGATCGGTGATGCCGTGGTGACGATCATCAGCGTTGTCGGAGGAGTCGTAAAAGTCGGGATCGTCGCGCCACCGAGCGTCAATATCTTGCGGACAGAATTGGAGAAGCCATGACAGAATTCAGCGAAGACCGATTTTATTCCAGCGTGCAAAAATTCACGTTCGACGGCGAACAATACGTACAGCTTTGCGATTACCAATCGATGCACGATGCACATCGATTGGCCAGGCAAGACGCAAGAACTGCGGTTGCCTCATTAGAAAAAACGATTGCCAAGCTGTACAAACTGACGATGGAACGGCAGGGGAATCGATGACAATTTTCGTTTGCGTCGGAACGCTGGCAGTCGCTAGCGTTGTTTTGTGTTTATTAATTGAGAGGGATACAGAATGACTATTACTAACATGCAGGGCGTGGCCCTGTGGACGCTCGCAAATAATCTCGGTCACGAATGGGCTGGATCGCGACAGGATCGAGACGCTATCGAGGCAGACGGCTGGGATGCCGTCTGCGAGCGTGTGAATGCCGAGATGGAGGCCGCGCACGACGAATACTCGGACGCACGCAGCAGCTTACCGGCTGGCCTTTGGCCTGCTGTTGCGCACACAACAGGGTCTGGACGGCTGTCGTGGTATTGCCGATCCTACGGCGAGGGTCGCTCGTTGCGATCCGTTGTCCAGATCGATGTCTGTCGTCCAGCACCGGGCCTCAGTGGCGGTACTAGCGTCGTCCTGCGCCTTACAGCGCAGCTCACGGAGGATGGTGCGTGGATTCTGGCGGACTTCGAGTCATTCCCATCCATGATTGAACTTCGCCATATTCAGGCGCTGTCGTACGCCCTGTACGCCAGCGAGGACGAGTGCTATGTCAATCACATCCTCGACCATATCGGGGATGCCGGTCTGAATGCGAGACTGCGGCCAGAGATTGTAGTGGCACAGGCGAGACTCGTATCGTACGGACTTCAGAAAGGTTAACGATGACGAAAATTGAACTGCTGAAAAGTATGCTACCGGCGTCTGTGTTGCTGGATCCGGAAATCATGGCTGTAGTGGACAGCATAAAGCAGCGTAAGCCGAGCCGATCACGACCCACAAATGCGAAGGTGATCGAGCAGATTTGCAGATCGACAGAGCCTATCGACGAGCTTTGTCGCAAATACGGCGTTAGCCGTGCGACGATCTACAAAATCTTGAAAGACGACACCGATCCGGCACGTATGGCCATGAAACGCAAGAGAAAGCCGAGGAAGAAATGACAGACATCGACGACCGGCGGCGGGCGTAAGCGGTGCCTTACAGACGAGGATGCGGCAGAGATCGCGGCATCGACTGAGTCAACATCGGCGTTGGCGTGTCGTTTCGGCATTTCATGCCAGACGGTCAATAATTACAGGCGTAGACAGAAGTGATCTTGTGTTTTTTTCTTTTTTAATAAGGGGACGAATCAGATGCGAAAATGGTCAGACGATACAGCAGCAGAATTTGTCATGGAGCGAAACAACGTCAATTGGATTGTCAAGAATATCGGCATCGAAGACATAGACTTTGAAAATAGTTCGGTCAATGCTGCGAGGCTAAAAGATCCAATCATCAGCGACATGATTACACGATATCAGACGTCATTAAAATCGGGCGAAGTCTTGCCGAGAATCATTGTTGAGGCGAGTTCGAAAGGTTACTTCATCGTCGGCGGGAATCACCGTGCATTGGCAATCCGCGCACTCGGCGAATCTGAAATCGAAGCCTACGTCGTCCCTCTTCTGATTTCTGCTCAAAGGGAGGCGTGCGTTCGATCGCTAAACGCTCGACACGGAGAAGGATTGACCGTTACCGATAGGGTCGCTCAAGCGGCTCACCTTGTGACACAGTGCGGACTCTCCTACGACGACGCAGCATCGCTACTATGCGTCTCAGGCTCTTCGATCTGCTATCGAGTCAAGTCAAAAGAAGTTGAATTAAACATGGCGAAAAATGGCGTCAACGTAAAGTCTGTGCCACAACAGTCGCTGGCTCTGATGTACAAAATAAAAGACGAAAAAACTGCGATTAGATTGGCAAAAATCGTTGTTCAATATTCGGCAAAAAAAACCCAAATATCAGAAATTGTTAAAAATATCGTCGCGGCTACATCACCAGCAGTCGTCACAAAAAGGATCAATCAATTTGAAATAAGCATGCAAGAAGAACAAAGGATCAATCGTCCTGATGGTTCTAAAGTTAAACGAAATCGACGGACTCAATTTATGAATTTGTTGACGACAATTACAAACTTTTTAGAACGAGGAAACGACGGGACTGGGTTCAGTTGTCTCGACGATCTGCAGTGCGACGAAGACGATGCAAAGCACATCAAGACGATGTCACAAAAAACAATCATCAGACTTAAGATGATTGCGGGGATCGTATGAACCAAACAGGAAAAATTCGCATCAATAATCTGGTCGGACAAATCAAAAGTATTCTGATGTCTGCTGGTGATCGCTGGCAGACCTGTGCACTAATCCGAATGCAGGTTGTGATGTCTCCAGAGGATGACGCAAGAGACGGTGGAAGCGTAGTATCGAGGCGGCTATATGACCTATTTCGTTCAGGTCAAATTGAACGAAGAAAAATAGGCAAAAGTTTAGAATTTCGATGCTTAATATTAGAGGATTAAAAATGACAGACATCGACCAGCGTAGGCGGGAGATCATGCGACACCTCGACGAGCGGTACTACGCTCGTTGGGCACGCATAGACGCTGAGACAGCGGATGAGCGGGCGTTGAGACTTGGACAGCCAACGTCCTACGATCTTCGCATGAGGGGCGATCTGAGGATGTGCCTCGACGGCCATTTTCGATACGGCTGGCCAGGTGATAAAGATTTTAATTGTGTTGGTTACGACTACAGACAATAGAACAGGGGGGCGTAATGACAGAAACGTAAACAACGAGAACGCATTTAATCAATAACATTTTCACAACGAAGCGAGGAAAAATGAAGATTTCAAGTGGCAAAAAGTCGAGGCCGAGGAACATATTGATCTACGGCGAACACGGTTGCGGGAAAACAACGTTGTCTGCAACGTTCCCGAGCCCGCTGATTATGGACATCGAAGGCGGCAGCGACGATATCGACGTTGACCGCAGCGATAGAATCAAGGACTACGCCGAATTCCAAGCGGCGTTGTCATGGCTGATAACGTCTGAACATGGGTTTACGACAGTTATCGTTGATTCTGTGGACTGGCTGGAAATGCTCGTCCAGCGGCATGTTGCCGAGGCGAACGGCGTGCAGAGTATTGACCTCATCAATTATGGAAAAGGATTTTCATTTTCAGCCGATGCGTTCGCGAGTCTGTTGACAGGCTTCCGAAAGCTCAACGAACGTGGCGTGGCCGTGATCCTCATAGCACACAGCAAGACGGTGAAGCACACGCCCCCAGACTCGGATTCTTACGACAGGCGAGAACCAGACCTTCATAACAAGGTTAGTAGCCTGCTGCTCGAATTCGTTGACGAATGTCTTTTCCTGACGACTAAGGTTTTCACGAAAACCGAAGACCTTGGCGGATTTAAGGGCAGTCGGAAAGTCGCAATCAGCAGCACCGACAGGATACTGATCACCGGCGGGTCACCTGCCGTCGTCGCAAAAAACAGGCTTTCGATGCCGTCTGAAATACCGGCGACATTTCTGGACTATCGTAAATTTATTACTGGTTGAACGAACTGTAACCTGAAAGGCGAACAAATGAACTTGAACGGATTTGACGCGGCACAAATTGAAACGAAATCGAAATTTGAACTATTGCAGAAAGGGCAATATCGGGCGTGTATCATCGACAGCAAGATGAGGCCAACTAAAAACGAAGGCGAACAGCTTGTTTTGCGGTTCCAAGTTCTTAGTGGGCCTGCAAAGGGGCGTATTCTATTTGCCAACTTGATGCTGAAACATGCCAGTTCTCAATGCGTGGAGATCGCGAAGAGAGACCTAGCGAAAATCTGCAAGGCGATTAACGTCTTAAGGCCATCCGATTCGTCTGAGCTGCACAACATCGAATTGACGATCTGTGTCTCAGTAAAGAAGAACGGGCTGACGCTGGAAGATGAAAACATCATCGTTGATTTCCAGTCGTCATCCGGCGTCATGGCAGCGGCTGACGTAGTACGTGAACCAATTGAAACCCCAAAGACTCCCTGGTGAATTCGGTTAACGAAACGGCCACAGTCGGCGATTTGCCGGCTGTGGTCATTGATAACAATGAAAGCAAAAATGATTCTCAGAGATTATCAGATTGAGGCGGTGGACGCCGTCTGGCAGCATCTCTGCACGACTCCAGGCAATCCGGTGATTGTCGCGCCAACAGGCAGTGGCAAATCTCTGATGATCGCAGCGATGTGTCGGCAGGCCGTCGAGCAGCATCGTGGCCGGGTCATCGTGCTAGCACACCGGAAGGAACTTCTACAACAGAACTCCGAGAAGATCCGTGCGTTGTTGCCAGACATGGACATCGGTATTTACTCGGCGGGGCTCAAGCAGCGTGACACAGAGCAGGACGTGATCGTTGCTGGTATTCAGTCGGTCTACAACAAGTCAGAATTGTTTGGTGATCGGCATCTGATCCTAATCGACGAATGTCATTTGATACCTTCCGCCGGCGAGGGCATGTATCGCACGATACTGCATGATTTTCGCGAGCGGCGTCCAACGTGCCGACTGGTCGGACTCACGGCCACGCCGTTCAGGTTAGAGTCTGGCCCGCTCTGTACTCCGGAAGGGCTACTCAACTCGGTATGCTATGACATTGCGATTGCTCCGCTTATGACACAAAACTACTTGTGTCGGGTCGTCTCGAAGTCGAGCAACCTCATTAAGGATTTCAGTAAGCTCCACCACAAGGCGGGTGAGTTCGTCGAGTCCGAAGTCGAGGCGATGTTCTGCGATCAAGACGTTGTTGGGCCGGCGTGTCAGGAGCTGCTCGACAAAACACAACAGTCTAGATCCTGTCTGGTGTTCTGCTGCTCGGTACGGCACGCAGGGCTGGTCGCGAAAGGGTTACAGGACTCTGGCCAACACTCTGTCGAGGTTGTCGTCGGCACAACTCCGTCAATGGAGCGTGCTGAAATCCTGCGCAGATTCCGTGCTGGCCAAACAAAGTATCTGGTCAACTGCAACGTGCTGACGACCGGTTACGACGCTCCGAATATTGACGCGATCGCAGTTCTTCGCGCGACGGAATCACCGGGGCTGTTCGCACAGATGGTCGGGCGTGGTATGCGTATCGCCGACGGAAAGACCGAGTGCCTTGTGCTGGACTTCGGCGGCAATCTCTTGAGGCACGGAGCGATCGACCATCCGAAATACGGCATGCATAAAAAACAGCCAACGGATGGAACCGGCGGTGTACCGGTCAAGACCTGTCCAAATTGCTTTTCGCTCATCCCGATTGCCGTCATGATGTGCGATTGCGGCCATATATTTGACTCACCACAGTTGCCGCGCCATCAGGCTAAAAGTGATAGTACATCGCCGGTCTTAATGGCCGATGCGAAAGACCATCGGAAGCGGTGGAACGTGATCGAAGTGAATGCGTCTCATCATCGAGGACGCGAGGGAAAACGTGATACCATGCGGATGGACTATATGTGCCAGATTGAAGATGGCTCATTCCTACCGCTGCAACGTATCTCAGAGTGGATCTGTATCGAGCACGATGGCTACGCACAGACCAAAGCCCGAAAATGGTGGTCGGAGCGATCTGCGAGACCGTTTCCGTCGAGCATAAGAGATTCACTCGACGTCTGGTGGAGCGGTGGCCTTGCGGCGAGCAGTAAGATAGAAACTGAGCCGGACGGTAAGTTTCTCAAGATCATTAAACAAACAATTACGGAGGAGGATCTAAGCTACGCCGCTGATCGAACCGCAATGACTGAAGACCTGATCGACGTTCCGTTTTAACTACAAACACAACCAGCCGCCAATCTCAAAGGGACGGATGAGACTAACGGCTGGTCGGAGAGAAACAAACACGCCATGCACAATACCACGGACAGAGTACAAATCATAGAGCAATACATCGCACGAGGCTTTTCAGTCGTTCCGATACCAGCAGGCCAGAAGGGGCCAAACATTCCACGCTGGCAATCGTTGCGGATCACGTCAGCAGATGAGATCCCAGACGGATCAAATGTTGGAATCATACTTGGCACTGCCTCAAGCGGTCTCGTCTGCGTTGACCTTGACCATGCCAAGGCCGTTGAATTGGCGTCAGAGTTCTTGCCAGAGACAGGCATGATCGGTGGACGTGGCTCCGTTGCTTCATTGCATTGGTTCTACCGAACGACAGGAGAAATGAAGAAACGGGCGTACAGTTCTTCCTGCAAAAAGAAGTTCATTGAGATCCTTGCCGATGGCCAGCAAGTCGTTGTCGGGCCGTCTGTTCATCCAGACGGCACGCAATACAGCGTCGTATCGGGTCTTCCGGCGTTAATAGACCAAGAGGAACTGATCGAGTCGGTTCAGCGTCTGTTCAACGCATGTCTCGTTGAGACTGGTCTTGCGGCTTCGAGTGGCGTTCAACTGCCAACCGTTATACAGCCTGCGGCTAATGGCCATGTGACGCAAGATCTGTACACAGTGTTGGTGCAACATGGTGCGGGCATCTACGGCGAAGGAACGACAGCACAGGGCAACGCTGGTTTCTACGTCCGTTGTCCAGGTGAAGCATTCCATACGAGCAAGAACAACACCAAGGATTGCATGGTTTGGACAGGGACTGGCGGTGGATGGCAAGCGCGTTGTCAGCATACTTCCTGCGGAGTCGATTCATGGGCAGCGTACAAGTCGCAGCTTGATCCGCTGTGGATTCCGTTTGCGGAAAGCATATCGTTTTCGGCGATACCAACAACATTACCAAAGCCTGTTGTTGCTGCTGTGGTACAAGAGCCGTTCCCAGAAGAGTGCATGAACCCAGGTGGAACGCTTAGTCGGATAATCAATCAGAACCTATCAACGGCGATGTACCCGATGCCAGAGCTAGCGTTGGCCGGTGCGTTGGCTCTGATGTCTTTAATCACAGGACGCAAGGTACAAGACCGGCGAGAACTGCGGACGAATGGATATTATCTAGGACTAGCCTCCGCCGGCAGCGGCAAGAACTTTGCGCGACAATTGAACTCGAAAATCATGACAACGCTCGGAGCAGACGAATACATCGGGCCAAGCAAACTCAAGAGTTCGGCGGGTCTCGTCAATGCGTTGGTTGCTCAACCGTCGTGTCTGTTCCAGCTTGATGAGATCTCAAGACTACTGCACACGATGAAGAATCCGAAGGAGGCACCGCATTTGTACGACATCGGATCGGTAATGCTGGAAGCCTACGGCGAAGCGAACACCGTATGGAAACCGGGAGCATACGCAGACTCGAAGAAGAATCCGATTATTGATCAACCTCATCTGGTGGTATACGGGACAGCCGTTCCCGAAGAGTTCTGGAGTTCGATCACCGTCAGCAATCTGACGGACGGACTGCTGGGGCGGATGATGGTTTTCGAGTTCACGGGCAAGACGACGTTGACAGAAACGGAGATCCAGCCGCTGTGTCCGTTGATGCTGTTTGAAGTCGAGCAGTGGCTGAACTACGAGCCGGCGGGCAGTGGAAACATGAAACACTATAGCCCGACGCCAACGATCATACAGCACACGGAGGAGGCGTGGAGCCGGTATTGGAGTCACACGAAAATGATCGTCAATGGCAAGCCAAACGAATCAGAAGTCGTCAAAGGCATTTGGCGACGGACGGCAGAAAAAACGGGCAAGCTGGCCATTCTGTCGGCATGTTCTCGGATCTGTCCCCGTGACAATGCGTTCCCGACAATTGAGCTGTCGGACGTTCAATGGGCGATCAAGTTGAGCAATTGGCTGACAAGGCGACTGCTTGGCCAAGCCGGAATCTATGTCGCGGAAAATCAGCACCAAGACAATTTGAATCGTATTTTGAGGCTTCTGGTCGATTGGACGTCCGTCGATGCGATCGGCCAAAAAGTACGCTGGATGAGGGCCAGAGATCGGAACGAATTGATAGCGGCGGCTATCATCGATGGCCTGATTGAGACGCGTACAGTCGATACAACAGGAAGACCACGAACAGAGTGGAGAAGTCTTGATTCGGCGAGAACTCTGTTTTAGCTGTTTTCAGCCTGTAAAACGATTTTACAGGTAAGTAAATGACGTAAGTCGTTATGTATTAACTATATATATATATAGTATATATATATCTGTATATATGTATCCTATATATACTATAAATCAAGAAACTAACAAAACCTTTCTTTTTATATATAGGGGATGTGCACAAGTTTTTTTCCCTTGTTTTGGTATTTTGGGTAATTTCACGGAGGCTAATTATGGAACAGCCAATCTACGTTACCGAGCGTCTGACCCTCCTGCACCTGGCACGACTGCCGGTCGTGCTGACCAACTACAACAATGGCCAATCGAGAACGTGGAAGGTATCGGCTTCGGAGAGAAAAAAAATTGAACGCATTCTTCGCTCGAATGGTCATTTGCGAGAGAAACCTTTTGGCGAGCCTGTCGTTTTGAGGATCACAAGAGTGCTGGGCTACAAGCAGGGACTGTGGGACAGCGACAGCGGTCTACGTGGCAACGCGAAACAACTGGTGGACAGTCTTGTAGCCTGCGGGTGGTTCGGCGACGACTCGCCGAAATACATTACCGAGACACGATTCGCTCAATTCGTGCCGGAGTTGCGTGAAGAGTTGAGCAGTACGATTGTTGAAGTTTTGAGGGTCGAACAAATTCAAGGGGCGAACAATGACACGACGACTGAGATTTGACACACCGCCAACAGCACCGCCAACAATATTGGCCGAAGCTGATAACATTGCAGGCGAGGATCGTTCGAGAGACTATGGTCATCCGTTGATTAACCACCAGCGGATCGCGGCGATCTGGAACGTGCAGCTGGCTGGCATCCTGACGGCACCGATTACGCCAAGACAAGTAGCGTTGATGATGATTGGCGTTAAGCTGGCACGAGAAGCAAACACGCCGAAAAGGGACAATCTGATTGACATCGCGGGTTATGTGAAATGTATTGAAATGATCGACACTGAAACACAAAGGACAAACCAATGATTATTACGACAATCGACGGGCGTAAAGTTGACACGACATTGTCCATGCAATCATGGGTCGAAGAGACTCGGATGGAGGGCGATATCTACATATCGATCAACACGAACTCGCCGTACCAGACGCAGCGGCTGTACCAGTCGTCACAGCGTAACTTCTACCTCGTTACCGAGAACAACTACCCTGAGGCGGTGGCCAACACGACAGAGCCATCGGCGACGTTCGTTTCTGAACGGCAGGCGTGTGCGTGGATCTGCAAGAATTCGCACGCGTTGCCGGACTGCCTTGTCTCGCTCGACACGGATCCAGAATAATATTGACGATTGATCCGGCTAGCGTTACCGTCAATCAAGGAGACAAATCATGCGAGCGGCTTCTGTCGGCGGATTATTATTTGCGGCTGCGGTGTTGTTTGGCATTTCTGAGTTCGTGTCGATCCAAACCGAACAGCAAATGCGAGATACCGGCGGAACCGAAAACATCGTGTCGTTCATTCTGCAACTGTTCCCTAAGCTCGCAGCTTACGGTGCAATAATCACGGCGGCTGTGGGCTGGATCACGGGCAAAGTCACACCGGGGCCGACACCTCCGCCAGATATCGCAATAGAGACTGAGATTGAGCTGGTTCAAGCAATCCTGAGTTACGTCGCGAAGATGGACGACCCTGCGAGGCTCAATCGTGTGGTTCTAGCAGTAATCGCAGAGATCCGGCTTCGGTTCGCGAATACGCCTGCTGTCGTGACAGCGGCGGGATCTCTTGCGACAGCACTGACGCAGACGATCTACGTTGACCCTCCGCAAGCAGTCGTCAACAAGTCGGGATATTGATCGCAACTATTAAGTCTTACTTAACAGTTCACTCCCCCATCGCAGCAGGTAAGCATGAAGCTATTACGGATATTCTCTGCTGCGATGGTTTTCTCTGCTGTCGGTTGTG